AACCAACAATAGGCGGAAACCATTGCATAAAACCAGCAACGCCCACAACAACGGCAGCGCCATCAGCAGCGGTTTTGATTTCTTGTGCGTTCATCTCAGCAAGCCCATTTCCTCAGACTTTTATTGATCCGGCTGTTTGGGTCATTCGCGGTCTTCGCGGAAGTCAGCTTCTTCTTCATACCCGTCATCCGGGCACAGAATGACTTCTTCCTTGCCCCACCTTCCGGTTGCGGGGCCTTGAGCCCCGGCTTCCCCGGATTGGCCGCGTTGTAGCTGGCGCGCCCTTTGGCATTCAAACCACCAGAGGGATTCTTGCCTTCTTTGCGTTGCCATGCTGGCGTCTTAGCCATAAAACACCATGACAGAGGCAATAGTTGTGATGTCAACGTATACGTCTGTTTTGAACAGCACACCCTGACCCGGCAGCAAGAGATTTTGCCCGCCTGTCGCGTTGCTTGGGATGTTGATCGTGAACTTGGTTGTTCCGCCTGATCCACCATCCTTGAACGCTACAGACCCCGCCGTAGACGGAGTTGGCACGATATAGATGGCTTTAACCCTGACGCGGCCAAGATTGCCATCGTTTTCATCGACCAACTGGCCGTCTGATGTCTTTGCTTTACTAGCAAGAACGTCGGTTTGTACGGTCATAGCGACCTCCTATCAGACTTGGTTAGAAGCCTGATACATCGTACCGTCAGAGTTCCGAACCACGTATTCGGCAATCAGTACGCCTACCCCAGCGGTGGACGCGCCCTGTGCAACGGTGTACGTGACAAACTTGTCAGTCGTACCCGTATTGGCAATCAGCGCAGCCGCAGCTTCAGTTGCAGCAACTGTAAACGAATACGATCCGGGGTTGGTCACCGTCAATGCACCGGTCACCGCAGTGCCACTGATTGACAAAGTAATCGTGGTAGCTGCATTAAACGTAGTGGTCGTGATGAACCGGAATTCGAGGATCAATGACCCCGCCGGAAGCACAAACGCTTCTGTGTCGTCCGCGTCGTTGAACACGACGGCTTTGGTTTGAGCAACTTGAGTAGCGCCCGTGTTACGGGTCGTAGCGGCGGTCGTGCCGGTGGTGTAGCGCGTGGTGCCCAGCAGCCACGGACCTAGATGAGTTGCGATACCCATACTTCCCTCACATGCGAGTTATGGTGCGCCTGTCTGCATGTCGTCAGCCGGGACTGTCAAGCGCACCGAGATGACCCCGGAATAACGATGTTGTAGCACAAAAGAAAAGGGGGCACAAGGCCCCCTTCGGAGTTACTACTCCTAGAGTGCTCAAGCCCCCGGCGAGCCAAATGCGCCCAACGGATCGCTCACTCCGAAGACATATCTCTCACGGGCCTTGTACCTAGCGTTGCCGGTATCGAAGTCAGCATCCATTCCGGTTTGCATCGGAGTACGGACGAAGTGCTTCAGACCGTTTGGCACGTCGGTCAAAAGGAACCATGCGTTAGTGTCAGTCAGATAGTGATTGACCGTGAAGCCTTCAGGGATAGAACCCATCGACTTCAACGCGTTGATGTCATTGTCGGTCGTACCAACACGCAGTTCGGTTTTGAGCAGGCGCTCAGCAACAAACTGAAGTGAAGGCGGAACAACAAGTTTGCGGGGCTTAGCGGCGATAAGCAGCGAACGCTCATCCGTCCAGCCAGCGATCTGAATAACTGCCGCCTCAAGGGAGGTTTCATTCAGGTCTGCACCGACCGTAGGACGGTTGCTGTTAGTGCCACCAGAGACCAGCGGGTGGTCAGTCGCAAAGAGGACTTTGCCGTCACCATAAGTCGGACCGCCAGTAAATCCTTGATTCAGGATGTTGGCAGCTTTGACCTGCTTGGTATACGCCATTGCGCGAGCCAACGCCTTGGTGTAGCGACTGGACAGACTGTCGTACAGGTTGTCTTCCATCGCCTCTTCGGTCAACGAAAAACCCATAGCGATGGTCTCGTGCACGTAGCGTGCAGTCCATGCTTCCTGAGCGTTGTCATACGCAAGGGCAGAGCCCTCGTTTTTGACTGGGGCGGCGCTGAAGCCGGAGAGTTTCGTCTCCTCTTCAAACGAACGCTCAGAGCTTTCCTGTTCGAAAATCTCTTTGTGCTCTTCGCCGTACTTCTTGTACTCCAGACCAAACAGCGCGTTAAGGCCGGGGAGCAGCTCTTTCAGTAGTTGTGCGCGTGAAATAGCCATTTCTCACTCCTTAGACGCCGGTCGGGTTGTTGTACATATGTCCACCGGTCATGACCGTAGTTGTAGTCGTAGTGATTACAACAGGGGGACCAGCGTCATATGCGCTTGTGGAAGTCGACACCGCGTACGGATCGTTGAACTTGCAAATAAATTCGCAGAATTCGCCCGAGGAGTTCGCAGTATCAGGGACACCGGCTACGATACGAATGGGGAGCGACGCGGTAGCGGCGGCAGAAGTACCGTCGATAGCCACAGCGGAATCACCCGTAGTGGTAGAACCAGAGTTTTGCACCAGCGCAGCGTTATTGCCAACCACAGTCTGACCATAGAAGGCCACAACAGTGGTGCCCGACACAGCCGCTACTTTGAACAGCACGTCGGGATCATCAACAACATACGCATACGCGTCCGACGCAACGGTACCAGAGGGCCAATACTGATTCCAGCGCGGCTGCTTGGTTGAAGGGTCGGTGTACGTACAGCCCATGAAAATGCCAATCACGCCCGTAGCGGCAATCGTGGTCGTACCGGTGTCTTTTTGGACGGTACCGGTATTTGCCATCTTCAGAACGTCACCATAGAAGATGTCAGTGGCATAGCCGCTGGCAATCTTGATTAGGCGCGTCGAACCGGCATAGACCTGACCACCAATAAGGTTGACCGGCTTTAGGCCGTACGGCTTGTCAACGGTGGGGTAAGCCATGTTTTGACTCCAAAAAATTAAGTGCCTTTACCGAAAGTGACCTTCGTTTTGCGTTCATTGAACAGCGGCATCCGAGGATCATTTTCACGCATGAGGTGGTTATCGACAGAGCGGACCTGAGACGCAGCTTCATTCAAATAGAATTCGTTGCGGTCCTCTACCATCTCAACCGGGGCTTTGCAGAGCAAGAGACCACCAATCAGGATGTTGTCTTTGAACCGTTCGTTCTCGACGTTCGATACAAAGATTTCCGGGTGATCAGATGCTTTGACAGGTTCCCAACCTTCACGGAATTTGATGGAAACGTTCATGGCATCAGGTTCACCACGAGTGCTCACACGAATCCAACGATACTCATAGCCCTCTTGCGGCGTAGGCGACGGAAGAGTCTCCGGGCGTACCCAAGCACGTTTGCGGGCCGTTTTTTCGCGGGTTTCGAGGTCTCGGTTAAGTCTGTTCTCAGCCATTTTGTTTCCTCAATTCAAGTGCAACCTGTTTGGCGTATTCATTCAGGGGTACGCCCAGCCGTTTTGCCAGTGCTACCTGCGTTTCTGTAAGCGTGATTTTTCGGGGTGCAACGCTACGACTCGCGGGGGCCACGACATTTGCCTTACGGCGTGGCTTGACTTCTTCCTGTTCGTCTTCCTCAACGTTGAATTGTTCGGGGAAGACTTGTCGCATACGAGAATTTATTTTCTCGTAGTAGTCATCAGAGCGAGGGTTTATACCCTGTTTAACGAGCTTTTGATGCAGCCCCAGAGCAAAGCTCGTCATTTCATCGTCTTGCCCAAACCATGCGTTTTCTTGCTGCCACTGCACGGCTCGGGGGTCAACTTCTGGGGCGGGTGGTTGAGTTTGTACCTCAGTTTCCGACTCTTGTAAAGTAGGAAGTTTTAGGTTGTTAATTCGATCTGACTTGAGCTTTGCTGCCGTCAGTTCTTCCTGTGCCGCTACCAACGCCTCGGATTCGCCAGCATCAAAGGCTTGCTTCAGTTTGGACTTGGCTTCGTCAAGCTCTCGCTTCACCACTTTCTTGGCTTGCTCAAGCATCACCTGCTGGTTTTCAGACACGGTGCCTTTAAGCCGCTTGTTTTCTTCAACAAGCCTTGCAGCCATAGCCTCCAATTCAGCTTTTTCGCGGGCGGCTGCTTCCGCCGCACGTCGCTGGTCGTGATAGCCCTTGCTGAAGTGCTGAAGCCTGCGTTTGACCTTTTCCGAGTACGACTCCAGTTCTTCATCGGTCAACTCATCAGGCGGCGCTGAAGGTTTACGGCCCCGATCCTTTTTAGGTGTGTCATCTACGACTTCAATCTCAATGTCGTCGTCTGACTCCTCAGCTTTTATTTTCGCAGGCTTTTCAGGTTTGCTATCTGGCACATCAGCAAACGGATCACGTCGCCCCTCGACGATAATTTCAGCAGAGCCATCCTCTTTTATCTTGACATCTTGGCTTGTATCCCGATCTGGATCGGGAAATTCAAACGATACTTTTTCCATAGGCATGATGTATCTCCTTACGCACGCGTGATGCCACGCGGGTCAGCCACAACTGCTTCGACGGAATCGTCATTCATCAGGCGGTACTCCACACCATTGACCCGGATGCGCGTACCAGAGTTGGCGCGGAACACTACAAAGTCCCCCACCTTGCACCAAGGCCCGTTGGGAAAACGCTCCTTGTCAGCATAGGCTTGTTCGCCCATATCAAGCACCACGCCGGTCACAGTCATCAACTGCTCTTCATACCGAGTTCGTTCTGCCTTCACGATACCTAGTTCATTGAATGTTTCTTCAACTTGTGGTAGCGCAATCAGCAACCGATACCCGACAGGTTTAGGCATCTGAGCCTCAAGCTCCTCGTCGGTTACGGCGGTCTGGGTTTCACTCATCTTCAGCTTCCATTTGAGAACGCGAAAGGTCTTTTGTGGTTTGAATGGCAAGCTGGAGACCTCGAATCCTGCCTACCACTTCTTTATAGTCGTCAAAGCTCTTCGCCCCGCCGCCTACCAAGAACTGTGTTGAGGAGGCCACATCCTCCTCAAATTTATGAATCAGCACGTCAAAGACGGTTTTAGCCACGATCAATCCTTCTTGGCAGGCGGTTTACCTGCGTTCTGCCTGCGTTTGGTTGCGCTTTCCGCTTGCAACCGGTTGCGTTCTGCCTGCGCCTGCAAGTTCAGCACGTGCATTTCTGCTGCCTGTCGCATCTTTTGCTGGAACTCCTGAGCCTCGCGCTGGAGCTTCATCTGCGCTCGATCTGCTTCCTGCCGCTGGCGCAACATTTCAGCCTGCGCCTCCTGCTGCATCCGTTGCGTAGCCGCCTGCATTTCTGCCTGCGTTTTAGCTGCGTTTGCCTGCATATCTACCTGCGTTTTACCTGCATCCGCCTGCGCTTTTAACTGCAACTCCTGAGCCTTTAACTGCAACTCACCCTGCACCTTCTGCATCTTGGCAGCGGCTTCCTGCTGGGCAATCTGCACCTTGGCTTGCTCCAACTGGAACAGGGGATCTGCGGCTTGCTGCTGCGCTTGCTGCTGCGCCGCCTGCTGCTGGTGAGCCTGAGTCACTTGTTTGCCTGCATCCGCAACCAGCCTTGAGAGCTGCACCTCGATGTTCTCCGGCAGCGGTTCATCGGGCGGCGGCAACGGCACGCCCAGACGCTCTTCAATCTGTTTGCGATATGAGAACCCAAGGTGCTCGGCAATGTGCGCTTGCAGGCTCGCCATGATTTGCTGCGCCATCGGATTCTGACCAATACTGGCGGCAATCATCGGGTCCTGCATAAACGACGTATGCGTCGCAATATGCGCGTCGTGGTCCTGATAAATAAACGCTTTGAGGGGTTTGCCTACCAGCGCAGCCATATTCTCGGACACGGGGTCTACGGGTTTCCGATCTTCCGCCGTCGGGACAATCTTGTCCGCGTTCTTGATGCCCAGCGTCTCGATCATCTGCCTATGCAGGTGTGGCAGGTCATAAATCTGCGGCGCTGCCTGCGCCATCTGAAAGACGGCTTGATACTGCACCACGCGCTGCGCCATCGTGCTGCTGTTGGGGTCACTGACGGGGATCACATCCACCATCGAGTAATCCTGTTTCCGTGCACGCATATGCCCGGTATCCGGCTCGTACTGATAGTCCTCCGGCGCGTAGTCTGCGATGATTGTTTTCAGGAGCTTGAACTCCTGCTTCATCGCGTAGTGCACGCGGGCCTGCACCGCTGCCATCGGCTTGAGGGTCCGCTCAAGAATTGCCAATGTCGTGCCCACCGGGGCGTTGGCGCTCATATCCGACACATTCATGTCGCTGATCGCGCCAAGGCGTCGACCTTCTTCAGTAATCCGCTGAAGTAGCGCAAGCAGTGTCTGACTTGGCTCCTTGTATGGGAGCGTCATGATGTTGTCTTTGACGCTGCCCGAGGGCACGTCCACGTCCCTAAACTCACCCGGCTGAATGGGCGTGTCATCGCCCTTGATACGAAGTCCTCTGGACTTAAGCCCGCCGGGGAGATTTGAGAGTGTGCCAGCGTCGACAAGCTGTCGAATGATGGACGTGCCTGCGCGTGCGTAGCCACCGATGATATGGATCAACCCCAAACCGTAGAACCCAAACCCGGGGACGTACACGTAGTGCACGAAGTGATCGCGTTTAAGCGTAAGCGGGTCATCTTCTTCCCAGTTGCGGCGCACGGCCAGCACCTTGCCTGTGCCTTTGTCAATCGTGATGACATACGGTTTGGCAAGCTCGTTTTCTTCGTCGTCTACGCCCTCAATGCACAGGTTGGCGTGCACCTCCAACAGTGCGTAACGGTCATCGTCTTGCAGGGTGTACCCACCCTCTTCGGCTTTCTTTTTCTCGATGTCTGAAAAAAACTGCACAGGTTCGCCCAACTCAACGTCACGATAAAACCCCGCATCAATCAGCCGCTCAACCTCATTCTTGGTCTTACGCATCACGTGGGTTATACGCTCGGCGGTCTCAATGTGGCTCGTGCCATACGGCACGATGACATCTTCTGCGGGGAGATAGATCGATACCTGCCGCCCAAGGTTAGGATCAAAGTAGACTTTCTTGAACGCGGAGCCCGCAAGCCCAAGGCTATAGAGCATCCGCTCATGCTCGTTCCGGTACTCCACCATGCGCTCTGTAATCTGGTAGTTCATGTCATCACGGACACGATTGGCGGCTTCCTCTTTCTCCTTAGTAATTTTTCCAAGGATCTTGGTTTTTACCGGCCCCGCAGCGGGGAAGGTCTCACTCATCGTCTCAGCTTGAAATCGAATCGCAGCTTCGGCCAGCACCGTTGAATACACGCCGCATGCACCGTCCCACGGTTCTGTACGTTCCTCGTACTTGAACCCAAGCACCTCCAAACCCTTGACAAATGTATCCGCCCACTCTTTGCGGCTTGTGATGTCGGCATCAATCAGTCCTTGCAGCTCGGACGACAACTTCTGAAGCGTACCTTCATCGAGGTACTCGGCAAGGTTTGAGCCAAAGTCTGCTTCTTCGTCGTCCAACCCTTCAACATCAAAACTAACTTCAACCCCGCCGTCGGGAAGCTCAAGGATGCCGACCTCCATCTCCGGGCCTTCCAGCTCAATTTCTATCGCTACGTCAGAATCTTCCAA